GTATGCCACTAAAAAGGTCATTACTACTTGGGATCAGAAGATTGATTATAAGGAAGATGCAACTTCATTTAGACAGGATTTAAATGAAGCATATAAGCAGAACCGTACTAAGAATAATTCGGTTTATAAGACTACCCCTATGATCATCGAAATGCTTAAATATATGGGCATTCCTAGCATCTTTCCGTTGCGAATGGAAGCAGATGATGTTATTTCTTGGCTGGTTACACAGGTTGAAGGCCCCATTACTATTATTACCGGAGATAAAGACATGCTCCAATTAATCAATAGTAAAGTTAGTGTTTTTAACCCTTATCAGAAGAAGACCTATACTGAAGAAAATTTTGAAACGGAGATGGGTCTACCTGTAGATGCATTTGTTCTTTATAAATGTATTATGGGTGATACCTCAGATAATATTAAAGGTATTGAAAAGTTTGGTGATAAAAAGTCCAAAAAATTAGCACTGCAGTTAAAATCATTTGATAATATTGCTACTTTACCTGAAGATCATCAAGCAATTATTAAAACGAACCAAAAGATTATGGATTTATCTCTGGGATGGTCTTCTTGCCCAGAAGAGACTAAGTGTTATGAGGATCAATTTGCTTGTATTAAGTCTATTAAGACAGATCCTGTGAAATTGAAGAACCTTGCCACTAAGTTAGAAATGACTAAATTCGCCGATAATGTCTCTTACTGGACTGATCCTTTTCAGAACAGTCTAAATGATCTTGTATCGTTCTGGATTGCAAAATAATATGGAACTTCGAACTTACCCTATAAATACCGATCAGCTATATGCCGTTAATATAAAGCTGCATGTATCTGAACTACTCGCCCTGCATTATGATTCAAAAGATCTATTTGCACTGGATCTCATTACTAAAATTAAAGAAGCAACTACTGTGGAAGCCTTAAAAATTAAAGAAAGGAAAATGGATGTTTAAACAAATATTAGGAGCATTAAGCCTTCTCATTATAGTATCATGTGCCATATCTGGAGTATTTACTTTATTCTTGGATTGGGATCTTACTAAATTTTTAATTGGTGTGGGTATTGCTACTGTCATGCAATTAGCCTCCAAGTGGTATATTGATCGTTTAAGAGAAACCAATAAGGAAGTTCTTATTAAAGAGTTACCTGCACCATCTATCAAGATGCAAATTGAATGTGCTTTCTGTAAAAAACCTAATATCATTGATTATACCTTTAATCAAGAAGAATTTGAATGTGAGAATTGCGGTAATGTAAGCTCCATTTATGGTAAATTCTATGCAGCACGAAAGGCCATTCCTTTAGATGCTGTTTTGGCTCCTGATATCCCTGAAGTTATATGATACTCAAAAAAGCTGCACTGCATCCTCGACTAGAAACAGCATATAATGCACCCGATAGAGTAGAAATACTCGGCTGTTCTTATTATCCAACATCAAAACAGCGCCTTGTCCGTTGGCGAGGACCAATTCCTGAGTTTTTAATTCAACCTCTTTATCCTAATGAACCCAAGATATAAACAATATTTAGAAGCAGCTGAATCATTTAGAACGGCTACTACTGATACTGAGACACCAGTTACTAAATGTAAATCCTATCTATCCAAATTCTTTGCTAATGATCAGCCATCTTTTGATCGGGGATTATTCATTGGTAAATCGGTAATCGATGAACTTGATGCTAAGCATGCCTTAGAAGCAATATTTGAGGATGTGTTAGATGAAGAGTCTATGCATTTAAAAGCGCTATTAGCCTCAGATAAACTCGATAAAACAACGGTCGTTAAGCTACATGCGATGTTAGCAGGTTATATTTCGAGCTTATTAAAATGAATCATTGCAAATGCAATAAATGTGGGAGAATCATACAAGGGCAACCTCGTAGATGGAAATTCCTAACACAACAATTTGGCAGCAGAGGTCTGCTTAAAGCTAATTTTGTATGTTCTAAATGCCGTCATGAGATTAGAGACGATCCTATTCGATGGGCATTCACCTATGCGAAGCCTATGAGGCACTTGAAATGGACCATCGAAAGAGAGATGGAAAATTTTGAAAACAACACATACAACCAGCCACTACCCCAACGCGTAGAAACATTTAAGCATAATATACATGCTATAATGACCAAAAAATTCATAACACGGTACGAATTTATAGTTGCGAGCAACAAGTTATGCGCTATATTATTAAAAGAGATGCCTTTTATAGGCGACTACGAATTAAAACTAAATGAAACCAATCAGAAAAAAGAATCGCCCGAAACCAAACAAGTATAATGATAAAAGCCTTCTTACTGTAAGCAGATGGCTAGCACTTACTAATGCTGTAAACGTTATTTTCGATAGGGCCGATCGTCTCGGAATTCCTGAAAATAGTGTAGATTTATCACCTAATGATATTCAAGATTATATAGATGACATTGCGGGTGACATCTACTATGGTCTTAACGGTACATCGCAAGGTGTTGAATTGAGTAAATACGCTGCTAAATTATAACATGCAATATATTATCGGTCATAGTATTGAAGTACCATCTAACAATAGGCGTTATGCATCTATGGGATTTGAACCTAATAAAGTTTACAGAATCCATAATATTAGATTCAATAGAGAAACAAAGAATATTGAATATTACTTTGATGGGCCGTTAAATATGGCTTTTAAATCCACAACAGAAGCTGATGCCTTTTTTGACAGAATAAGGGGCGTCACGAGAGAACCCGCTGATGCCCCTGATCTTTACAATGAATTGCCTTAAAACCGAAGTCAATCAACATATAGAACGTCTTGTGGATCGTCATGTCTGGCAAAAGAATTACGTTCAACGGCTGTTATATGGCGGAGTAGACGGGAAAGTATGGGAATATATGCATACTAAATGCCACCGAAATAAATGGTATATTATGACGGAAGCTGTAGATCTTCAGTCCTTTGTAGCCATAGAACTCCTTGATGCTTAGCAAGCCTGGCCTGAATTACCAAGGCCGAAGGAGTTCGAACCACTTCCAAGACCACCAGCAGGACCTGCAACGAGATTACCTCCAGTGCCTTTCTTAACGCGGAAGAATTGGAAAGCTAAAGTAGAAGTAAATTCAACAGGAGCACCGTCACCAGTAAGGTCAAAAGCAAGTTCCCCTACAGATACTGGATATACACCATATAGGTCATATTGACGAATAGATTGACCAGCAATATTAAGAAGGGCGAGGCTGATTACGTTAGTAGCACAAGGAACACCGTAAGCACCTGTAGAAGTAGCATCATCAAAGATATTATAGTTCATTTGCTCTAGGGCATTACGAACTAAAAGATCACCAGGAGTGCGGAATGTTACAGACCAACCAGCACTGTTATCATACTTTGCAGACCCAGGAATATTAAAATCAAGACCCATAAAAGGTACTGTTTGATTTGTAATGGTTCTACCTGGAACAGTAGAGGATGTAAGATATGCAGCTCCTTCCATGTTATTAGCTAGCAATTCCTGATTAAGAGGAGCTAGCAAAGTTCCGTTAATAGAAAGAATGCGGAAATGGAAATTTCTAAGAAATCCGTGTTTCTGGATTGACTGGTAGTAGTTCTGGATACCTAGCTGTGACATATAAATTACTTATCTTTTATCCTTGATTTTCCTTTAAAAAAGAATACATGTCTTCCATAACTTGTTCAACAGACTCAAGGTGAATATGTCTATTAGTGGAAAAGTAGCCTTCTAGTAGTGAAATAAATTGCTTCTCAACATCAGGACCGGACTTAGCTGAATATTTTTCGCGAAGACTTCCGCTAGATTTTTGCTGAGGTTGACTTTTTTTAGTATGAAAGCGTGAAGGTAAATAGGTGTTAATAACAGTTTCCCGTTCAGATAATACTTGTTGACCTGTTGCTTTGGGTTGTTCAAGTGCATCTAAGTGAATGGATGGTTTACCGAATACATTCGATTCATAAACGCTGTCTAATTTTTTGCTCATATTATTTATTTAGGTGAATTCCAATGATAAACCGCATGACCACAATCCCAAACTCGATCATATCCGTTATTTTTCATATTTTCGTATTCTGTCAAATTTTCATCGAAGGTTTTAAGTATATTTTTAAGCCGGTGTTTCATGAACCCGCTACGATGTTTTAATTGATCCCCTATAAGATACCAATACCCAGGTTTACTGAAATGTTTTAATTTAAACCCTAACTGATCATATAAAGACCCTTTTGAAAATCTTAAATCTGCATAGGTGAGGATTTGTTCTGGTTTATTATCTTTAATAAAATGGCTTAGCAACTTCGAAGCACCTCCCACAATTGTATAATTTATTTTATTACAAAACCTAATCATTTCCCAATCTTTATAATTACCCTTTGTAATTTTTCTATGCCCAAATGTCATCATAGAAACTAATGTACCATTATAAAATAAACCATAGGCTAGTTGGCTATTATCCCTTCCTTGTAAGTGATTGGAATTTAAAAAATCATGTTTTAGATGTCTATTATTAATTATTGATATTTTACATTTACGTGCATATATTTTTTTGACCTTGCCTATTTTACTAGATATAATTGATTTAACAATATCTTGTTTATCACGCCACTCGGATTCCCACACCTGTAGAAGTTGAATATTTTTACTCTTACATTTTTGATATTTGTTTAAGTGATACTGTCTATCTTTACCATTACCTTCTGTATGCCAGTACACACCATTACACTCAATGGCTACATTATTTTGAGGTATGAAAATATCTAACTCTTGTGGCTGTATGATATTACGGTCATTAGAGATACATGGTGTATTCAACTCTTCTGATATGAATTGAAATATTTCATTTTGAAAAATACTAGTTGAAGGGAAGCAAAAGGGGCATAATACTTTTGTTTGCCATGATCCACCGGCGATATGCTTACTAAACACATGACCACATGTAAGATGTTTAATATCATGCTTAGCTTCATTAAGCCCGTGGTTGGTTAAAAGTTCATACCCATTCTCCAGTAAAAAATCTTTAACAACTCTATTATGATTGGCTTTGCGAGAAATTGCCACAGTATCTTGCAGACAAGATCGATGCATGCATGTCGAATATCCAAAAATACTATTACGAAAGTTTAGAGCTGCATTGCACTTACAGCAGCGTGGCTGTTCTGTGATGCGGTTAATATAATTATAAAATAATTGTGACCATTTTAAATTGGGTGTATAATCCAAATAACTTATATCTAATAAGGTTCTGAGATATTCTGGATGCGACCGCATTAATGATGTATTAAATGGAGTATTAAGCTCGAGTCTCTTAGTGCAAAATTCTGTTAATTTATCATGACTAATGGGTTCATATTTTAACTGAAGAAAATTATAAAAATTCTGCTTCTTCTCTGCTTCTTTTTTGCATTTAGATTTTGAACTCGACTTCCATTGTGAATTTGTTTTACGTTTGCATATATTACTGCTACATGATCTTGTGTATGGTTTATTTTTATATCCTTTCCATGTTAAAGGAGCGCCACATTGACATTTCTGGTTCTCATTAATACCATTCAATATGCAATATATCCTCTCGGCTAAGGGAGCTGACGGATCTAAGAATAGTGTAGCATCAATTATGCTTTTATGAAATTCACCACGTAGAAACTCATCTCTTCTGGTGATTGCACTATTGATTGACTTATTTGCCGTCAATAAAGTATTATTAATTCGATCTATGAGTATTTGATTATTCATTATCATTTTATATAATTACACATAGAATGATAATTAAAGCCAGTAATTTTTGATTATTGCTGGCTTTAACTCTATATCAAATTAATTCGACGAAGTCTTGACTTGTTCTTGTAGCGACGAAGTTCACTAAAATGAACTCAGAGGCACGTACTGGCTTAAGATAAATATCGACCACCATTTCATTTCTATCAATGACATCACTTCCGTTATTGCGTTCGTCACATACGATCAAGTAATCATACACACCTTCATTGCGCTTAGCTTGTTCAAATAGTGGTGTTAATGTATTTACAACACTAGTGCGGGTGAATACGGTATTAGGTTCGAAGACATAATACTTCATAACACGAGCCGTTGGTTTTTCAAGAGCTAAGAATAGACGACGAACGTTAACACGGTCAAAGGCGCTTGGCTTGCGGAACAATGTCTTCTGGCCCCAGATAGTAAAGCCATCATTAGGGAAGAAACATACTGGATTTTGACCGATTCTGTAAAGTAAGTCGCGTTCTTTCTGGTTAGGATTGATAGCAAGATCAACAACGTTACGAACAATACCACGAGTTAAGCCAGCAGGTGCAATCCATGGAAAACGATCACGATCAGTTTCGGCATAGGCTCTCGCAGCCCATCCAGAAAACGGAACCCAGCAATAACCACCAGAATTAGAATCATAAACCTTAACCCAGTTTGCATAAGAAGCTGCATAAGAGCTATTAGCAGACTGGTAGAGATTACGAAGCGGCCAGTAGATCGAGCGGGAGAATGGATTATCTACACGATCACACTTAGAAGTAAATTTCTTGTAGTTTGTACCGTTAACAAAGATCTGACGAAGAGGATCGGAGATGTGGATGTGATCCTTACGAGTAGACTCAGCAAATGTATTAAAGCGGCCATAAATTACTTCATGGGCGTCTTGAATTGGGGAAGTGCAAACACTACCATCAAACGCTGAAAGATCGCCGAAAGTTGAATCAGATATATAAACTGTATCGTCAAAACCATTAGCAGATGCAGCACCGGTTGCAATAGTTGTAGCCCAGATAGTGCTGAGACCAGCATCGGCAGTGATGTCGATAGGTACAACTTCAGGATTAGAAACACATGCAAAGATACGGTCAAGTTTACTAGGAACATCACCTACAACTTTATTTAAATCAATGTTAGCTGAGTATGTGCTAATTTCGTATAAGCTTCTAGATTCTGTAATGTTGGTTGTAGCAAGTGATCTATTATTACCAGGAAGCGCAATTTTACCAGAAAGACCGTCTACACCTGTTGTTTTCCAGAAACGAACAGCAACATCAGGGTTACCATCATTACCAGACCAATCTGTATACTTAGAAATATAAGGATTTACAAGTACTTTAAGATTAGAGGACTTGTTATTGACAACATCTTCAATGAAGAATGATTGTGGATTGCCTCCAAGAGGATCAGAAATCTTACGAGTAGCATCTAAAGAACCGGTATAGGACTCAACGAGAACCTTATCAAGAACGTTGTTAGTGCTACCTGCGTAAATTGATTTACGAATCTTATAAAGACCGATAGCAATAGTATCATCAAATGAATTTACATCAAATGTAAGATTTGGAATAGATTCGAGAACTTCAGATACAGAACCCTGAACGCCATTGTGTGTTGCGCTTAATGCAAATGGAATGCGTGATGTATCAATTGTAGTATATGTATTTGCTGAGGCAAGAGCCTTGACATTGATAACGTCCGTGTAATCTTGAGCAGGGTTTGCATAATCATTATCAACTACACCAAGATAGTAACCTTCTTGAAGGTTGTTAGACATTGATTTTGAAGTATCAAGAACAATTAAACCCGCATTGCCAAAGGTGCTGATACCAGCGCCGAATTTGGCTGAGTTTGAAGCAGACAAGGCACTCGCAGCAATAGTATTACTCCATGTGATATTGTTGTTAATAAGAGAGAAGAAGTCGTCTTCGTTAAGTTCGGTGTGATAAGGTTCACCTAAAACAAATGTACTTGCTGCAGTAAGAGCAATAGCTGATGTTGGTGCCACTACTGCACTATTACCAGATGTGATAGTGCTATAAGCATCGGCAGCAGGAACTACTGGATAAACAAGAGCTCCATACTTTTGACCATAACCAGCACCAGTGGAATCACCATAAGGAATACGAGTAGCAATAAGATTACCACCAGAATTTAGATATTCTCTGCCGGAATAATAGAAATACCTTTCAGCGGCATTTGTAGGTAAACCAAATATAGATTCAAATTCAGAGACGCTGCTTACTGAAATTGGTTCTTCAGTAGGTCCTTCATTTGCGAATCCTAGAACCCATGTATTAGTTCCCACAAGGGAGTCAATACGCAAGGTAAGATCGCGTTCTCTGATTTCTACGCCGGGAGATTCGATTGTACGTGCCATAATTACAATCTACTTACTTTTTTCCTAGTTGCTTTTTTAGACTTCGCATAATAATTCTGCACGGAACTGGGAATACATAAACGAAAAAGTGCTAGTAATAAGACCATCATCCCGATGAGACCAGTTAAAACCACCTAATGATACGGGAAATGCTTGGGTAAAGTCAAATCTTATGGTTTTAGCTTGTTGATATTCATCTAAAGCAAATACTGATAACTTAGTTTGATACGGTAAACCAGGAACACCAGTATTACAATGCTGCAGAGCCTTGCCGTTATATATACCTGTTTGGTCATCACTGATTAGATCTAACCACTTATAAATAAACCAATAGTTATTAAAATTATTATCAATAGTAAAATTAACAGTAATAGGGGATGGCGGGTCTTTACTGTGATTGGAGAGAGCCATGGATTGACCTGCATATCTTTCTGTAGTGAAGCCGACGTTAATGTCTGGCACCACAGATCCAAAGATCGTAAATTGCATGGAATCCACATTGAGTAAATTACTAGTTCTAACGTTTTGAGATTTAAGATGCCTAAGAGCCGGGGGTATATCCAGAACTAAAAGGAACCGATCGTGCGTTTGTTTGTTGAGGGGTGATGATACCATAAAGGAAATCCATGTCTTCTGGATCTAGATTAATATTTACACTATCAAAGCTAAATGGTGGCGGTTCATCATAATAATGGCCTTCTAAACTAGCTCGGAGCTCCCCTATTGGTGTTGACTCAAAGAACATATTCTCGTCAATAATATGAGAAACCTTCCCGTTACGGTCTCTGTCCACTACTTCATAATACTTCTCAGCAACACCGCTTTCAAGTACAAATAAGGCCCATATCATAGCCATTACACGGTCATCCCATATATTCTTGCCTTGTAGTTTTTTCCATATACCATTAGGATGCTTAACAAATGTTCTAAGCTCTTCTACTAGACCTGGGCTCCTAATACTGACGCATTTAAGTAAGTTAACCCAATAGCGCATATTAGTCACAGAATCATATCTTACGTTAGTATGGCTGAAAATACCTCTCTTATTATAATCGTCAAATTTTCCAGGCACATAATCCAGCAATCGATTATACCCATAAGTCTCTATTAAAGTATCAACTACAGTACCACCCATATTATTGCGTTCAATAGCTAGTATAGGAGACCCCCACTGCATTGCAATCTGATATACTTTTCGGGTGAATGATAATGGATCAATTTCTCTATTGTGATATTCTGCTACTTGTTTAATGTCTGTTAAATCCGTTATATCAAAGACCTCAACAACAGAAGCTGCATCACCAATACCATCCGACACATCAACACCGGCAGCATATACATGAGATTGATCGGGCATTTCAAATATACTATAATGACCGTTATCTAGTTCCATTATGGGCTTTGCTACTCGGTGTCGAAGATATTCGATGTATGTTTCATCAATAGATCCAGTCCCTATTGATACAAACTTGTTTTCATATTCTTGTGCAAAATTTTCTTCATCACCATTTAAAGTGGCTAATGTATCTTCCTTCCATTTCTTGCCGCGACCTGGAACATCTTGCCAACTAACACACTCCGGGTGCCATTTGGCATCTTTACTATCAGGGTCTACTGAAGTTGCTGCACGATAAAGCTCATAGAATAGATTATCAGTACCGTTAGCAGTACTAACAACGAAAATTTGTGCTGTTTTGGAAGATGATATAGTGGCTGAAATAGATTTCCAAAACTGATCCATGATATTCTTTGGAATAAAAGCCATTTCATCAATGATAATAAGGTTAGCGGACTTACCACGGCCTGTATTCATCGAGGTTGTTTCTACTGAAAGATATGAACCATTTTCGAGTTTCATGCCAGTTTCCCCCCATTTCTCAATACCAGGTTTTAACCAGTTAGGGATCATTTCATAGGCTAATTTAATACGCCCGAATATTTCAATAGCTGTATCTTCACGGTTTGCGGCGATAACAATACGTTGATGTTTATTAAAGCATGCTTTCCAAAGTGAATATATACACATTAGTGATGAATTATGTGTAGGCACATGACTCTTCCCTGCAAGATAGAGATGATCTGGACTGTCAACTGCAATGCATCTCACAGGTCGCGTTTCTACTTCTTGAATATCTTTAATATAAAAATATTGATTGCGACTTTTTGATCTATTTATAAATTTAATCCTGTCTTTTTTAAATTTAACGGTACATACATATTCTCTAGGTTCGAAATACACAGTAGCACAAACCCTACATGCATTGCCATTATAATGTGGTACATGTTCTTTGTATGTGGTTTTATATCCTAAACTTTGTATTAACTGTTCCACCTTCTTAGCCAAGACCAAATCTGTATTGTAAAAATAAGCACCTCCTCTTTTTGAAATATACCCATCAGAGTCCATTAACCCCTTTAATAATTCAATACGCTGATTCCTGCTAGCATATAAGTATATATCTGGTATATGCTTATTGTTTAATAAATCATATTTTTTAAGAAGACTTTTTAAACTGTTATTTTTATCTACATTGGTTGGGTTGAATGCATAAATCCCTTCTTTGAAACTATTAATTAATATTAACTTAAATTGTTCATTTACATATAACTGTGATTTAATATCTTCTTTATCTCGTTCACCTACAGTAATATTAGATCCTGACCTGGTGCCGTCTCCCAACCATAATCCTAATATATAAGGATCTATGGGTAATTCCTTTTTTTCATATTCTACACCATTAATAGCCATTTTAATACGATGCATTGGTTCTTTTTTAATACCACAGAATAAGGTTTTTTTAATTTGTTCTGTGGTTTTTACACTACCCAAGCATGGTTTTAATCTTTTTCTTTCGTTTCGGTCTTGAGTAAACCATAGATGATCTGCATCAGCGATAATTTCTTCATCATTATCGAAAATAACTTTATAACATTTGCGATTATATAATGTTTCGAACGCGTGTGTTATATTACAAGGTTTACCATTTGATCCAAATACCTGATCTCCTGCTTTAAGATCGCCCATGCGCACATAACCTCCAGGTGTTGGTATTGGAGTATTTTCATCTAAAGCTTTACCGCATTGCCGTGAGGCTAACGTTATAACAAATCTATTCTTAACTAATGACTTAAGAATGCGTTTTTGAAAAGGATAAAGCTTAATTTTTTGTTCACCTTCATCAACATTAACAACTGTAAAGAAATTTTCAGCAAAATATATTAAATCTTCCTTGCATCTTGCAAGGTCTTCCAACATTTCCTTGGTATAACCATACGAAGAAGATGGTAATGGTAGCTTCTCGTTATTTAAATAATGGGCCCTCTTTGCCATAAAAGTATTTATACCAAGAGAAACATTAGGCACTAAAGTATAAGTAAGTTTTATACTATGAACGAAAAACTTAAAGCTATTCTAGAAGAACGCAAAAAAGCTAAAGGCGCAAAAAAGCCGGGCTTTAAGCAACCAGGTGCATCAAAAGTCCCAGCCGACGCCTTCAAGGCCCCTAAAGACGGTCCAAAAGGCGCAGGCCCTAAGGATGCAAAATCTAAGACCAAAAATGAATCTGCAGTGCCTGCATTCGGTGCACGATTCAATAGTCTCTTTGAAACTACTATGGCAACCCATCAGAGCATTCTTGCAGAAGACGATGCATCTGACTTGTATTATGAATTTAATGATGAATTCAGCGACACCCCAGAAGCTCCTGCTCCAGAAGACGATCTTGGAGATCTAGGTGCTGATCTTGGTGGCGAGGAAGAAGAAACCGTAACGCTTACTATGGATAAAGCCACAGCACAAAAGCTCATTGAGCTTCTTACTGTTGCTGTTGGTAGCGAAGAAGGTGATGAAGAAGGCGAAAATGATGCTGGTGACGAATTCAGTTT